GTACTCATTGCATCAGCAGATATTATAGCTGTCTCTTCTTGGCTATCGGCAAACTTTTGTTCAGCTTCTATCCTAGCCCTGTTGTAAGTCTCTTGGCTTATTAAAGATTCATTAAGCCTTTCATTTCTTGCATTTTTTAATTTATCTAAAGCTTGAATTTCTTGGTCAAATATTTCTTTAGGCGTTCTTATAGATTCATTTAATGCTTGTGATGCACTAAATAGATTATCATATTCTGTAGCCATTTGAGATAAAGCATAAGTTTCAGACCTAAGTTCTTTTACCTCTTTATCGCCTGTATTGTCTGAATTAGAATTTACGTTTTGCCCACCAGATTTTAGATTTCTAGTAAAGTCCATTCGATCTTTATTTTCAAGGGCTAATATCTCTTTCTCTAATGTTACAATCTTTTGCAGTATTAAAACTTTTTCATTTGATTGCTTCGCATATTTAAAAATACCTCCATCGTTTAACCTTGCTTTTAAACCTTCAATTTCTGCAAGTTTTTCAGCAATAGTTTCATCTGCAAAAAAGTTACCAATGGCAGAAATAGCTTTTGTTGCACCATCTGCAATTTTAAAAAACCCAGTAACTAATGCCTGTATGCCATCTTTAGTTTCTTTACTATTTAGCTGCATGGTTAATTGGTTTATTGAATCTGTTAGTGCAGAAGGCGAACCCTTGTCAGCTTCTAACAAATCACCAAATGAATTGCTTAGTGACTTCAATGAACCGCCTAATGTATTTCTAGCAGCAAAAGCACTGCCGCCAAATTGTGTTTCTAATTCTTTTAATATTAATTTTTGAGCGCCAACAGTATTGCCAACGGCAATCATATCTTTAACTAAATCTTTTTGAACTTGTGAAAAGGTTATGCCTGACTCGCTTAATGCACTTAAACCTATCAATGGGTCATTCAATGCTTTACCGACTTGGATTGATGCGCTTTTTAGGTCAGTACCCATAGCAGTTGCAACATTTAAAACTGCCTCAGTAGTTTGTGGCATTATCTCAGAGCCAATTCTTGTAAATGTAAGAATCAGCGCTTGGCTAGCAATAATTGTTTCGTCACTAAAAGTTGTTAATTTTTGAAGTTCTGCTGCATAGTCCTGTAGCCCTTCTGAAGCACTAACACTAAATCTACCTGTTGATTTTAAGGTTTGATTTAACTGGGCAATAACCCTTTCTTGTTCTATCGTGTTTTTTATTGATTTAACAAAAAGGCCAACACCAAGCGCAGCAGCAGCAACACCAGCGACAGCACCAAGCCTGACAAATGACTTGCCTAGACTTTTAGTCATAGCAGTGGCTTTACTGCCCTGAGTTTCAAGCCCTTTTAAATCTTTTGTGGTTTTAGTAATTCCACTAGATTTAACTTTGATTAATAGACTTGCTGCGTCTGCCATTTTATCTATTCCTAAGTATGTTCTGAATTGTTTGGCTACTTTCTTTTACATTGCCAACATAAGGTCTTGGTGCTTCTTTACCATCATACTCACTTATTTTATTGCTGTAGACAAGGCTTATCATGTGAATGGCTTTAGATTCAAACTTATTTAAATGCGCCTTAGTTAATTCATTCCATGCATTTAGCTCAGACCATTCCGGCTTTAAACCAAAATCTATCGCCATATCTAAAATGTAATTACACTGCCCTATATCTGGGAAGTCATAATCTACTAATTCACGCCTCGACTTAGACTTGCTTTCATTTCGAGAATTTAACCACGCTAACTGATCTGCATATAAATTTAAATCTGCTAGCGTTTTGGCAAAAAATTCTTCTGCTCCAAAATAAACATTTCAACTTGCCTTCGCACTGGCAGCATATCCATTGAGTAAATCTTTTTAGCATTCTCGCTATTAAATGGCAAATCTTCACCGTCAAGGCTAAGATTAACCCAGCCAACAGTTAAATCAATCAGCAGCTTTAAAGCGTCTGATTCTTTTCGTGATGACTCTTTTTTAAAAGCTTCTGCGTATTGCTTGGAATAAGGGCCATAAACACTGATAACAATATCCGTATCGTCATCAGTGTAAGGGTCTTTAATTACGCAATCAGCCGTTTCATTAGCTATGAGTAATGCTAAATCCATTATGCAGTTGCTTCGATAATACCGCGTGAATCAACGCGAAGTGTTGCGGTAACAGCGCGAATTGTGTCTGAATCACCGCCAGCATCTGCAAAACTGAAAGTTAATGCTTCAAAAAAATCAGTCTCACCGTTTGAATATACGATTCTAAAAGAATGATTTGCATCAGAGTCGCTAGCAGCCTTCAAAAGCACTTGACCAGCATTAGAGCGGTCAACTCCTATCTCAATCGATAGCTCACTTTCATCATAAGAGCCTTTACGGTGAGTTGTTCCGCGAGTTGCTAGATTAGTGTAAGAAACATCATTGTAAGTTCTACCTCTACCGCCAATGCTTGTAACTTCGCCTATGGGTGTAAAAACTACGCCTACCGCTTCAAAGCCAGCTTCGTTGTATGTTGCTGGAATGTCATCAGATATTGATACAGTTGAGCCAGCGAATGTAATTGGAGTTGCCATTTTTTAACTTCCTATAATTGATTGATAATTGATAAAAACAGGCACTATTAACCAAGACGCATCACGCGAGCCTGAACCGCGTGACACTGATTTTATTTGTAACTTGACACTGTTATATGTCAACTCACCTCTGGCAAAGTGCGTAGCCAGTAAATCTGCTTGCGTAAAAGCTTCGCCTTTACCTTGATCAATTGGTGCAATAATATCAACTTGATATATTCCAATGTGATCTTCTGCGCTAGTATTACCAATACCAATTGCGATTGTATCAGACGGTAATAAGGTCGGCCTTATAAATAAAGTCCCGATTACTGGCTGATAGTCTATGTTTTCCCATGCTACTGAAATAGAATTAGCTACAGCATAGGTATTTAATTTAGTATCTAGTGCTCCCGAAATATCTAAAAATGATGTACTCATTTAACTTTTCCAGCCTGTCGTTCAATTTCGCGCTCAAACTCAGCAGCAGTTACTCCTACCATCCCTGCTGGTGCTTGCGTAGAGTAATTGCCATTTTCAACAAGCTGTGCATAAGGTAAATTATTAGCCATATAAATTGTGTCCTCAAGCGAAGCCTTGCCTACACCTCGTTGAATTTTAAATTTACTTTCTGAGTTTATTTTATTTAAAGGTGTATTGTCATCCATTGATACAATACCTATTGGCGGTTTATTAACGTCTATTTGCCAATTACCTTTTAATCTACCTGTCACAACAGGCGTTCTTTTTATAATCCTACCAAACAGGTTAATAGTCGTGCCTCTAAATATTTTTTCAGCATTCTTACCAGCTTTTTTAGTGAAGTCGTTAAGCTCTGAGTTGAAGCTCATACATCACCGCTGTTCCTGCTGGATTAACTGGCTTAACAGCTAAAACTTGATAACCAATAGAATTCACCGTTACAACATCACTTACTTCTGGGACATTACCAGCAGACATTATACAGCGTCTATCTGATGCAATTACAAATACGCCATCTATCCTAGCATTGCTAAAGTCTAATAAAACACCTTTAGCACTATAGGCAGTTGTTGAACCGCCTGACTTAACGCCAGTAGCAGGATTAAAACTACCGTTATTATTGTCGTGCAGCCAGCTTACATTCTGACCTTTATCAGTCAGTAGTTTAGTTGCTGTATTTTTAAGCCCGACATAAAAACTCATCGTCTAGTCACCGTAAAACTAAGCCCACCGCTCATATTCGTTAGTTTTCTTTCTAACGCTTTAATCTTTAAATTGTAAACAAAAGGCGCAGCACTATCGGCATATTCAACTTCGATAGAGTCAACCTTTTCTTTCTTTGTGGCTCTTGCCACTGTAGCTAATGGGTCATCACCACCATCTATAGCTAAAGCAACCTCACATTGGAGGTCGATTAATAATTTTGGTATTTCTGTTGAAAGGTAATTCCAGCCATCGATATAAACATCGTTGCGAGGAAATTGCATTGTTTGTTCTTTTGTTTGCTTAGTGCCAACAAACGATAATTGCTCAACGTATATAGCAGCAT